AGCCAACGGAGGCAAGGCTGCCGGTTTCACGGTGACATGCCCCGTCTGCAAGCGAGCGCACGCCGACCGCAGCTCAAAGTTGCGCCAGCCCAAGCGAGCGACCTCATGAGCGTCCGAGTGCAGGCGATCGTCTGGCAGATTGACCTACAGCCGAGCCAAAAGTTAGTGGCCATCGCCCTTGCCGACCACGCGCACGAGGACGGCACCGAGGCACGCCCGAGCCAAGCCACGCTCGCCATGAAGACCGGCATGAGCGATCGGCACGTTCGGAGAATCCTCAAGGAGCTCGTCGACCTCGGAGTGATCAGCGTCCAGAGGCCCGCAGGACAGCACCGGGCGACCTGCTACCGCTTCAACATGGGAGAAACCAGACCGGACACCATGTCCGCCCTGAAAAAATCCAGACCGGACATTTCAGCATCCAGACCGGACATATGCGACACTCAGACCGGACACCCGTGTCCTACTAACCATAAAGAACCGTTATTAGAACCAGCGCCGGACATGGCAGAAATCAAAAAGCGGAACCGTCAGATCTTCCAAAATCGAAAATGACACACCGGCGTGCATTACGCTAAAAGCGTGAAGCTCGAGAGCGAGGACAACCCGCAGCCGCAGGACGACTACCTCAAGCTGCTCTGCCACCTTTGGCGAAACGGCATCACGGTCAACGCCAACCCGATCCGTGGGCAGCTCACGATTATCGGCTCGGAGGAGCCGCACCTAATCAACTGGGTGAAAGAGCACTACAGCCGGCTGGAGCACTGGCTGCCGGGACAATGCGACGGCTGCACGCAGTGGTGCATGGAGCGCACAAGCGCCTTCTGGGGAGCGTCACCACACTTCTGCTTTCGATGCCTCGCATGGACCGTCGACTATTTCGAGCGCAACCAGCAGTGGCCCGAGGGGAACTGGTTTGCTGGCGAGACTTTTAACTTCGGTGACCTCGAGACCCCAGACAAGGATGACGAGTGAAGCGCAGCCGGCTCAACCCCGTCTCAAAGAAGCGGCAGGCCGTGAACGTGGCGCGCCGGATCTTCGTGCGTCGGATCCTCGAGGAGCGCCCCCAGTGCGAGGCGCAGATCCCTTACACTTGCTCGAATCACGCGACCGATGTGCACGAGATCATGACCAGAGCACGAGGCGGCTCAATTCTTGACGAGTTCAACGTGCTCGCCCTTTGCCGGCCATGCCACCATTACATCACCACCGAGCCGGCGTGGAGCCAAATNAACGGCTTCACCGTGCANAGCTGGGCAACCAGCGCCGACCTGATAGCAGCAGAAAGAGCNAGGGAGATTTACCGCCGTGACCCGTGAACGCAAATTTAGAGTGGGAACGGTTGACCAGTACGCCATCTGGCACAAGGCCAACCACCGCACCCCGCGCAAGCGCAAGAAGAAGATTAAAACCATCGGAAGCACAGACCCGTTCGGGATTGCCATCGAGATTGCCATCGGCAACATGAGGTACGGCAGTGGCGACTGATCCGTTATTTGGCAAGGCAACGTGGAAAAACACGATGCTTGAAAAGGACTTCCAAGAACAGCTCGCGCACGCCATGAGACTGAACGGCTGGTCGGTTTATTCCGTGCCAGACAGCCGGCGAGTTTCGCTGGCCGGATACCCCGACATCACGGCATGGCGTGGAGAACGGCTCATCTTTGCCGAGCTCAAAAGAGAGAAGGGCAAGACCAGCCCGGCACAAGACGAAGTGCTCGCCGAGCTGCGCCAGATCCCATGCGCCGAGGTCTACGTCTGGCGACCAAGCGACTGGACTACAATCGAAGCCACGATAAGGAGGAGCCACCCATGACCGTCGCAATCCTGAGCACGCTGCTGCTCTTCGTTTCGATCGTGAATCTTCGCGGCCCCAAGCGATGAAGAACTCCGACAGAATGATACGCGACCGCAAGATGGTCGAAAAGGCAATCGCACGATTGACCGACGGAGTGATGCTGGACCTTGTGAGACGAGCCGGCACGCGCGCAGTCGCCGACGCAACCGGGCAACGAGGACCACGAAGCAAGGGCTCCTACTCAGACCCAACCGCCGCCGCAGTGATCCGTCGCGAGAGCGCCGCCGTTGCGGATCCGATATTTGACGCCGTGCGCGACATCAGCCGATTGCTCGATGAAATGGCTCGGATGTCGATGAAACTTGACGACCTCGTGCGCTTCGTTCAGACCGGCAAAGAGCGAGCACGGGAAGCAACGACCGAGCGATGCAAATCATGCGACCGCATTGTCGAGTGCACACCAGCAGACCGACTGCGATCGGGCCAATGCATGGCGTGCTACCAAGCGCAACGCAGGGCAAAAACTCAAGCAAAATAAAGGCTTTAGAAAATACTTGCTTGTGTCCACGTGGTGGACATACAATTCAAACAAGGGCAAAGCGCCCGAGATCCTGAGGAGGACAAGATGGAATTGAAGCACCGCAACCCAAAGCCCGGCGACAAGCTGGTCAGCAGTTACAAGCACCGACTAATCGCCGAAGTCGTCGGAGACATGAACGGCAAAACGGTCTTTCGCTTTATCGGAAGCACGGAATGCGTGATTTACACCGACCTCGCAATCCACGGCACCGACGAAGACGGCATCCTCTGGAAGGTGATCTGATGAAGACCGCGCCCACCGCTTACTTCCGCTACACCACGCGCGGCACGGTCGGCTGGTACTGCGAAGCACACAAGAACCGACTGACCAGTCCATTCTGGGCAGGAGGAGACGCCAGCGTCCGAATCACCTGCTGCAAGTGCGGCACCAAGATGGGAGGGGAGGCATGACCTACAACCTCTTCGACCTGCCGCCCTACGAGGACCAGCTCACAAGCATCCTTGCCGCCGAGAGCATGATCGGGAAGACGGCCACGCTTCGCAGCCGGGTGCTGGAAGCGATCCGCGAGCAACCAATGACCGACGAAGAGATCGCCGACCGGCTGCAGCTCGCACCAAACACGGCGCGGCCTCGGCGCATCGAGCTCACCCGAGACGGGCTGGTCGTCAAAGTTGGAGAAGCCATCACCCGGTCGGGACGCCGCGCGATTGTCTGGGGAACGGCATGACGAGCTTTAAAAACCAGACTCACATCAAAATGACATGGGAAGTGCTCCAGAAACTTATGGACGGATTGAAGGCTGGTCAATCCGACCACTTCTACTGGCTCGACACCGAGGAGCTGGCCTACCGGGAAGAAGCGCCAACCCCAGACGAGGAGGAGCAAGAATGAACTCACTCATCTTGGTGGGAGACGCTCGCCAGCGTCTAGCAGAGCTGCCAGCAGGCTCGGCTCGCACCTGTGTCACGTCACCGCCCTATTTCGGGCTTCGTGACTACGGGACAGCAACTTGGAACGGAGGGGATACAGACTGCGATCACCTCGGCAAGCCAATGGCGACTAAGGCAAACATCAACCGAAACTGCGGAACTGGAAACGATGTCAAGAACGCAACTGCTAGGGAGTTCTTTCGTGAAACCTGTGGGAAGTGCGGTGCGACCCGTATCGACTCTCAAATCGGCCTCGAGGATGCTCCAGATGCCTACGTCGCTGAAATGGTCGCCGTATTCCGTGAGGTCTGGCGAGTTCTTGCCGACGACGGAACCCTCTGGCTCAACTTAGGCGATAGTTTCGCAAAGGAAAAACAACTGCTCGGCATCCCGTGGCGAGTGGCGTTCGCTCTCCAGGCTGACGGCTGGTATCTGCGCTCAGACATCATCTGGCACAAGCCCAACCCAATGCCCGAGAGCGTGACAGACCGACCCACCAAGAGCCACGAGTATCTATTCCTGCTCACCAAGTCACCTCGCTACTACTACGACCACGAAGCAATCAAAGAGCCTGTTTCAGATGCAAGTCTGGCTCGCTCAAAGTATGCCTTCCACAGCGATAGGCCTAGCACCAAAAACGCCAGTATGGGTGGAGCAGGTATCCACACCGACCAAATGGGAGAGCGTTTCGTAAACCCAACGGGACGCAACAAGAGAGATGTCTGGACTATCACGACCAAACCGTTTAAGGGCGCACACTTCGCAGTAATGCCCGAAGCGCTGGTCGAGCCTTGTGTCTTGGCCGGAAGCGCCGAGGGAGACACGGTGCTTGACCCTTTCACCGGAAGCGGAACGGTGGCAGTCATGGCAAACCGACACGGGCGCAACTTTGTCGGCACGGAACTCAACCCTGAATACGCTGAAATTGCCTACAACCGCATTACCAATGACTCACCAATGTTGAACACAGTCGAAGTAAGCCAAACCAGAGAGGAGGAGGCCGAGTGATCCGCAAAGCAATCGCCCTCGCCGTCCTGAGCACGCTCACGGTTGCGCCGCACCACCACGCCGCAGCCAAGACAGCGCCAGCACCACACATTGCGGTCAAGGCGCAGCTCGTCGACGCAACCACCATGCGCAAGTGGACTCGGGTCTACATCTGCGAGACCCACAACTGGGCGCAACGTGGACACTACGCCGGTGGGCTGGGCATCACCCAGTGGAACTGGGAGCACCACGGCGGCCTGCGCTTCGCACCGACACCGGGAGACGCAACGCCGCAGCAGCAAGTATGGGTCGCGGTTCAGATCCAGCACGGGCTCCCCGTCCCAGACCAAAACAACCAATGCAAGGACTGGTAAGCATGGCTGACCTTTTCACCGTGGCCAACGTGCAGAACGGCATCGCCAAAAGCCTCAAAAAGATTGACGAGCTCGTCGACGAGATCGCAAAGGCCGGCGACGACGCAGCACACCATGAGGCCGACTTTAAGACCGCCTACGCCAAAGCACGGCTACAGATCCGTGCGCTGGCTAAGGAGAAACTGACAGTGGACGAGGTGGCAGACCGAGCCCACGGGCTCTGCGAAGCCGAGTTCCTCGCCTACAAGATTGCCGAGAACCGGCTGACCACCTGCCGAGAGGCGCTCCGAGCCGCCCAGTCACGGCTCGACGGATTGCGCAGCTTGCTGACCAGCATCCGTGCAGCGACCTGATGTCACATAGTAGATTTAGAATCGCAGTACCAACCAACCAAGCCTGAGGAGGCACCATGAAAGTAATTACAAGAACCGACACGATCGACCACGAGGAGTGGCTCGAAGCCCGAGGTAAGGGAATCGGCGGCTCCGACGCCGGCACCATTCTCGGCACCAACCCCTACAAGAGCCGCATGCAGCTCTGGCTGGAGAAGACCGGGCGCGTGGAGGACCCGTTCAACGGCAACGAGGCCACTCGCCTCGGTCAAGCCTTCGAGCGCCCGATCGCGGAGATCTACGCCAAGCAGATAGCGGAAGAAGGGCTGGCAGTTGTCGCTTGGCCGGTCTTGCTTCAGGGGAACAACGAGTTCCAGCTGGCCAACGTCGACTTTCTAATTTGCCGGGTCAGCGACCTCAACGCCCACGAGTTCGAGCTGGGCAAGGTCAACGATTACTACGGGCAAGACTTCCCAATCGGAACAACCGAGATCCTCGAGATCAAGACCACCGGCCTGTCGGGACGAGGCAACGCCGCCGCATGGAACGACGGCCAGATCCCGCCGGCCTACAAGAGCCAGATTTGCCACTACGCCGCAGTGACCGGCCTCTGGGACGCGCGCGTGGTCTGCTTGATCGGCGGGCAGGGAATCGTCGAGCGCCGGGTGCAGTTCACCACCGGCGACGTGGTGGCCCTTACAACCGCGGAACTTGAGTTCTGGAACCAAGTGACCACGGACACCGAGCCGGCGGCCACAGGGGACGACCTAGACGCGCTGAAGACGCTCTATCCCGAAAGCACCGAGGAGACGGTCGAGGGAGACGAGATGGTGGCCGACTTGGTCCGCGAGTACGTCGCAGCCAAAGAAGTGCTCGACCAGCAAGAAGCGGAACTCAAGAACCTCCGAGCGCAGCTGGAGCAGCTCATCGGATCCGCAAGCGCCGTGACCTTCGATGGCCAGACCCTCTACACCTACAAGAGCACGAAGGCCAGCGAAACCTTTGATGCAAAGGCGTTTAAAGAAGCGCACCCCGAGCTGGCCGCCCAGTTCACCAAGACCAAGCCCGGCTACCGACTGCTGAAGGTGACGAAATGACCGACATGAAGAACACCCCAGACTGCCCGCACGGATACACGCAGACAAGCGCGTGCGCTTCCTGCGCCCAGCAGCGGATTATGGACATGCAAGACGAGCTGATCAAATCGAGCAAGCGCGAGCTCGCAAGGTGCCGAATCGAGAAGTACGAGCTCAAGGAGCAAGTGGCGTCGCTCAAGGCACACATCAAGGCAACGCTGGAAGCCCGGCTGCGGCACGTTCAAATCCACGTTGACACCGCCGGCTTTAACGACAGCCTCGAGCAAGCGCGCAAATCACTGATCGTCCGAGAAGACCGCGACGAACCGCACAGCATGACCAACGAGGCCACCCGGAGCGAACTGCGCAGCCGGCACCAGCCAACGGAGAGCGAGACTGATCCAAAGAAGCAGCAGTGCGCGCTGTGGGAGTGCGGCATGGAATGGCCATGCGACACGGCCAAAGCGCTCAACGGCTGGGAGGCAGACCTCGCGTTCCGGATTGCCGAGCTCGAAGAAATCGAAAACGAGTTCCCGTGAGCAGCCGATGACCCCCGAAGAACGCCAAGCCCTACGCTGCGCTCTACTGCTGACTGCCGAGCACACCACCACCGTCGCTGGGCCGTTCCACGTTATAGAGTTGTAATCGTGCTACTAAAAGGGAACTGCCTCGAAACGCTCAAGACGCTGGCCGACAACAGCGTGGACTCAATCGTCACCGACCCACCCTACGA